AATAGATAATTAATATTGTGCTTATCAACCCTACCTAGATTTTGTGCCTGTGTATCTATTATAGCACATCATATTGATATACCAATAGAACAACTATAGAACATTGTAATTTAATTACTTGGGTATAAAACTGTATATACCTAGTAAAGCAAATCTTCAATGGTCTCAGTGACAACTACAATACTGTACTCTTTTACGTCAGTTTTGTTATTATTAAGTGTTTTCTCAGCACTCAATAATGCCTTACCTAAATGATTGAACATTTTAGGTGACGTAGCAGTTTCCAGTATTGGTATTTCACCTTCAACTATGCTTACTTCTTGTCTTCTTGGGTTTGGAAATGGAATTATTTTAGCAGTAGGTTTTAAGCTATTTCTAACTCTAGCCACTACTTTCAACAACTCGTCAGTCAGAATGTCATGTGGTTTAAATAAAAGTAATTGTTTTGCCATTATTTATTACTCCTATTTCTCCACATATTTACTGGGTCTAAGCCAAAATCAGCATCTACTACGTTGTTTCTTTTTAGTTTATATGGATTTTTACTATCACTTGGGTCTAATACTCGATTTGTGTGCTGTAATAACTTGATTAAGTAATATACAGCTTCTACTAATCTTGTTACTTCTACTCGTATCAAGTTTAGTTGTGTTGCTATTTTAAACATATTCACTCCTTACAGTTAATGTTTCCTGATAAATGAGAACTTTTCTCGCAAATCAGTTAAGCAAATCATTAATCATTTTAAAAAAGAATGCAACCCATAAATGCGAATATTTTACAATAAATGAATTATTAACTTGATATAAAATATAATGTATAATACCTTCTGTTTTATAGGTAGATATATGGTAAATAATACACTGATAGATTATATGAAAAAATCACCACAGACTTTGTCTGATTTAGCAAATTATATTGATATACTTATTAAAGAACACTCAACTAAGAATATTATTGATAAGTCAGGTATAGATAAGAATGTATTATATCGTTTACAAAATAAACAGAATGTAACTGTAGAAAATTATTTAAAAATTCGTAATGCTTTTCCTAATGCCTTTAGACCTGAACCTCAACCTGATGTCTCTGATTTACCTATACTTGGTCAAATCATTAACGAAAGTGAAATACAAGTTTTAAACCCTTCTCAACCCACAGCAATTAAAGTTCCAACTCAATTAATTAATAGTTGGCAACCTGTTTTTGGTTATTTTTATAATGATGTAAATAGTCATTATCATGGTTGTGTGCATATATTTACTACTAAAAATATAAAAAATTTAAAAGTTAATTGGCAGTGTCATAATAGATTAATTATGATTTACCCTGAAGGCAAATCTCCAATGTATGCTTGGTGTCATTTAATAAAAGATACATTTAAATTTTTTCATACAATCACTAAAGCAGAATTGTTTAGTTGTCCTAAAAAAAATAATTTAAGATGGTCTAAGTTTGTTGCAGTTCTACCTTTTAATCTTATGGAATTTTCTCAACCTACAGAAAATGACACAGTGCCAATGTAAGGCATAATGTATCTACACCCACCCTCTATAAAAACAAAGTGACAATGTACTATCACCAATAATAAAAGTAACAATGTACTATCATTAAAATTTATACAAATACAAAAAACCCCACTAAAAATTCAGCAGGGTTTTAAGTTTTATTTTTTAACTATGCTACTTTTTTAAGTGCCTTAGGTTGCAACTCATTCAAGTATATAAGTGATTTATTAGCTAAACCACTAGCATTCATTAGTGCTGTAGGTTTATCTTTTAAACATCTTATCCAACTTTTTAAATACTTAGCATGGTCTACACGTGGTGTAGCACTGATGCCCAGTTGATTGCATAAGAATGCACTTCCCATCTCAGCAACTAATTCTTCAAATGCGTAATCAGTTGAACCCTTCCAACCACTCATTTTTCTGTCACATCTAGTTGCATCACCAGTCCAGTGCGTTAGTTCATGGAATAAAGTTCCGTAGTAGCCGTCAGTTGCACTGGCATTCTTAGTTGATATAAAGTTACTTTTATCAGGCATAAATATCTCATCATGTGAAGGCACATAATATGCGTTACCCCCATCAATATGCTTAATAATTGCACCTGTATTTTTAACGTAACTTTCAGCAACTTCACTTACTTCAACTTCACTTTTTTGAGTTGGGTTGTCTACGTTATTCCACCTTGTTATGTCCCCTTCAACGTCTTCAATATTAAACACATTAAAAGTTGAAAAGAATTTATAGTGCTTAGTTGCTGTCTCAGTTCCTGTAGGTGTCTCTACTTCTACATCTTTAGAACCAATTATAGGTTTTAAAAGCTGTACAGACTTTGAACCCTTCTTAACCTGACAACCTTTATTCTTCCATTGCAAGTAAGTTCCGTAAACTTTACGTTCCTTAGGTTCACCTAAAAACCCTTCAGCTATCATAGACAACCAAAATAAATTCATTCCTGAATAATTATGCCCGTCTACATTTTGGAAGGCTTTATTAGTCCACCCCTTCAACCACTTGCCACCATCGTCACTTTCCATCTGCTTAATTAGATGCTCAGTAACGTGCTTTACTATTTCATTTGCTTTTTTCATATCTACCTACCTATTTTATTTATTAACGATTGCACCAGTGTATTATATTAGTGCATGTATAATATAGGTCAGATTGTCGCATGTAGGTAAACTATAGGCACAAAAAAAGCCCTTTAAAAGTTTAATTCTAAAGGGCTTAATTTTGTTTAATTAATTTGATTGTAGTTCTAACATACTAAAAGGAACTACGTATTTTCTAAAGTCACCTGCATCAACTACAGCTTTAGATATATTTATTTTTTCAATAGTTCCAAAATGTTTTTTTCCGTTTGGTCTACCAAATGAAACTTTAGCACCTACTTTCAGTTCTTTAGAGCATAGGTAGTCTCTACGTTCATTTGCTATTTGTATTACACCATTTAAAGTATTTAAGTCCATATCAACTATTTCTCTACATAGTTTAATATGGTTTTCTGCCATTGGTTTCCACGTCTTTTTTATCATTATGACCACCTCGCACTAGTATATTTTGGCAAGGTATAAACTATTTCACCTGCCATCTCATTAGTCATAAAATCAATACTTTTATAAAGTTGAGACTTACCTGCATCACCTTCACAACTTTGATAAGTATAAGATTGTCCTGATTTAAACCACTGAATAAAATTGCCTTCAGTTTTAACTTTAAGATATTCCTGCTCGTTATACTTTAAAGGAATAATCATTCCTTCAGGTTTATCTTTTAAGTCAGGGTATCTTTCAACCAGTGACCAATTATTCAATTTACTTAATTGATTAAAAAATACTTCAGGTTGATTTCTGCAAGTATCTTTTATTTTTTGGTTTTCTTTATAATGCTCACCTGAACCATATACTTTATTAATTAAGCACATAACTTCATATAAACATTTATCAGTTACTTGATACGCACTCATATTCTACCTACCTTCCTATTTGTTTATTAATTGCACCACTGTATTACATTAGTGCAATCAGTGTCAATAGGTTCAAAAACAGATAATGTAACACATGAGAGCAAATCAAAAAAACAGCTTAGAACCATTCTAAACTAGAAATTCCTATAAAAATTGGTGTCATTGGTTGCTATAACCAGTGTTTATTATTGTAAAATATAAATAATAGTTGTTTTTTGTGCTACAGACGTTGCATTATAATAGATACACCTACCCCCCTGTGATATTTATGTTACACACGCATAGGGGGAATTTATTTTTGAGGGCATATACGTGAGGTTGTCACATTTTTATGCCAAATTATTCCTGTGGGTGCAACAAGTCTTCTACTCTATCAATCATTGAGTAATCAACTGCATAGTCTAAAAACTCTTGGCAGAACTTTAAGATAAACTTCTTGCCTTGTATTTGGTCTTCTTTTGGATTTAAAGGCTTTGTGTCCTTCTTATAGGTAAACCCCAAGCCAGTCTTCTTGTTTAAATACTTGATACCATCAGCTATTTCTTTAGCTACCTTCTTGTCACCCTTAGTTTTACATAAGGCTTTAAGATATAATAGTTTATCATTATGGTTCATGTTATTAAGTTATCTCTATTAGTCACACTATATTCATCATCAGTTCCTATATTGCATACATGAACCTGATTACACTTATTATTAAACTAATAGTTATCTAATAGTTCTAATTCTCTAATAGTGGCACTTAGATATGTCTTATATCTTTATCCAAGTATTGTCTTTATTAGGTCTTCCAAAGAATTGGTCTAATTCTTGGTTAAATAGTTCTTCTTTCCTTGTCTTTACTGACATATCTTGGTCTTTTGATAATTGTAATATCCAGTAATAACAAGCCATCTGTAAGGCATCTATTCGGTCATCTTGCGATAACGTATTAGCACCCTTCTGTAACCTACTTATTTGATACATCAGTTGATACCTTAATGCTATTTCAGGTGGATATAGGTTATTAGTACCCTCATAGTCCTCTCTTATAGCATTAGCATCAAAGACTATTCTATGCTGTGCAAATAGAGGTTCTAGGGTGTCTAGTATCCTTCTATGCTTATTAGAGGTCTGTCTGACCATCTCTGTCGTACAGGGATACTCTTTTGTCAGGTAAGGTTTAAGTAGTGCTTCAAACATACCTTGACCAAAGTTTTCTTCAATAAGTATCTTTTTAACTTCATGCTTCTTAGCAATGCCTACAAGTTTATTTAAGACATGCTCAGAATAACCTGAGTTAAAACCACCTGTCGCAACTACATAAATATTACCATTTAATATCTTAGTTACACAATAAGCTGTCTCATCTTTACCTTTACCTGAAGGGTCAATAGACATTACACAACCAGTGTAGTCTATCCAGTCTCCTTGTGTCTGCATGGGTCTGAAATATGCGTCTCCTTGTAAACCTACATTAGGTAGGTCATTCCATTGTAATTCTGGTGAACTAGCCCATACGACCTTCTCAGGGGCAGTAGTGGGGTTTAAATTTAATACTATTAAGTCTTTTAGTTTAAGTGGGTATCTGTCTAAATCACTTAAAGTAGTATCTAATTGAAACTGCATGTTAAAGCCAATACGACCATAACTAGCTTCTCTTTCTAATAAATCTTTTTCATCAAATCTTTGTGGGTCAGTTGCTTTCCCTACAAGTTCATGCTCCCAAGTATTTGCAATAATGGGTGCAAGATTAGAAGCATACGATTTTAGTTGCTTCTCTGATGGATACCTTGCTGTCCAATATCTAATTTTATAACCTCTCTCTTGCAACTTGTTATAAATAGACTGTTCTGTTTGAGGTGTTCCTAAGAATATAGTTCTAGAACCTTCAGGTTTTACAATAGCTTCAAATTCTTTAATGGCTTCAGATAACTTGTCTCTCATAAACTGAGTTTGAGTATTACCTGAAGTTTCTATATCATCTGCAATAATTAAGTCTGCTCTACTTCCAGTTAGCTGAGAAGTTATACCTAAAGATTTAACTGAAGGTTGGTGACTTGCTAATGCAGGTGCAACATCAAAACTTATCTTAGATTGTCGTTGGTCACCTTTTGGTTTTAGATGCTGTAGTATAGGCATCTCAGATAGCAGTCTTAAACAAAACGTACTAAAGTCATCTGCTCTATTTTTAGAAGCAGACACAACCAATATATTTATTTGTGGGTCAAGAAGTAATCTCCATAAGACATAAGTTGAAGTAATCCAACTTTTGCCTACCCCTCTAAAAGCACTGATAATTGTACGTTTATCACCATTAGCAATATAGTCAGCGATTGAATATTGCATGGTAGAAGGTGCAGGAAGTCTTAAATGCTTCCATGCTAAGTAGAGAAAATTCCTGAAGTCTTTCAGTTTTTCGTGCATAAACTTATATTAATTATTCTTAACTAATTTCTTTTCAGCAAATGGTAGTTCATTTATTAATTGACCTAGTGGATTATCATTTGTCGGTAATCCATCAATACCATTGTCTTTTAGAAACTGTCTAGCAACATTAAGGTCACTAGCTTTTACATCTTCATCTTTTACTTTTTTTAATAGCTGTTCTGCTAGTATCGAATGAAGTTGTAGTAATTTATCTTTGCTCATCTATATCCTAATATCCATAAAATTATCTTTTCTATAAAATCTATTATTTTTTTCATTAATCTAATATTATTTTTTTAATTGATTTAGAACCATCTATATTTACTTCTAGTTCCATTTTTGCTGACAAACATTTATATGAAGTTGATGATTGTTCTTCTCTTTCGGCAATTCTTCGTCTTTTTAAACATGTTGCCATACTGTCTTGTATTCGGTGTTCTTTTATTTCACCATTTACAAAAAGTAATAAAGCTACTGCTGTTTCAATCATTGATGTCCATTTCCATTTCTAATTAACTTTTCAACATCTGTTTGTAATTTATGTACTTGTTCTTTTAAAAACTGAATGTTTACTTTGTTTGTCATATTTTGTTCTTGGGTCTTAATTAATTTATCTACGTC